CCATCGATCCGACCAGCCGTAAGGCCGCTCAGTCCGTCCCGCTCGATGACACGGGAGGCGAGCTAGGCGGGCTGTTGACGTGAGCGACACCCGTGATCCGGCGATGGCCGATAAGATCATCGCCTTCCTCAACCGCCTCCCCATCATTGACGGCCCGGCTGCTGGTCAGAAGTTCACGGTCGATCCGTGGATGGATCTCTTCATTCGCGATGTCTACGAACCGCTCAACCGGCACGGTCGAAGACGCGTCCGATCAGCGATACTTTCGTGCGCTCGAAAGAACGCGAAGAGCTACCTGATCGCTGGCCTGATCCTCGCCCATCTGGTGGGACCGGCTGCGGTTCCGAACGGCCAGATATTCAGCGCCGCCGTCGATCACATTCAGGCCCGCGTCGTCTTCGACATGTGCCGGAAGATCATCGAGGCGATGCCCGCCTTGCAACGCGTCCTATGGGTGCGTGATCACCAGTCGATCATTGAGGTCACAGACAAGCGCCTCGGTTCGTTTGGTTCGAAATACAAAGCCCTGTCAGCAGTCGTGGGCTCGGCGCGGATTTCTTCGTCTACGACGAGTTTGGCGAAGCTAAGAATGGCGACCTGTGGGACGTGCTGTTCGACAGTCAGCAAGCTCGCGCGAACCCACTCGGCGTGGCGATCTCGACGCAGAACGACAACCCCAACCATCCATTCACACAGATGATCGACATCCATGCGGTCGATCCGTCGCCCGACCGTGTCGTCCACGTCTACGCCGCCCCTGAGGGGTGCGCGCTTGATGACCGTGAGGCGTGGCTTGCGGCGAACCCCGCGCTGGCCAGTTGGAAGCCCTACGAAGCCATCGAAGGCGCCGCCGCCGAGGCGATGCGCAAGCCGGTCGATTACGCGAAGGTGCAGGAATACGGCGCGCCCTCCATGAACATCCCGGCGCAGCCCTATTACAACCCGGCTCGCTCAAAGGTTCGTAAGGCATACAATCGCCGGATCAGAAGCCAAATTACAAAGCTCGCAAAGAAGGCGAGCGGTAAATAACGGATGATCACTCATCCCGCTCTTCCGCTACAGAAAGCCATCATCGACGCCCTTAAAGACCACGAAGGTGTGACCGCAATAGTCGGACCGCGTATCTATGACCACGTCCCAGATAATGCGCAATTCCCATACGTCGCCATGACCGGTGACGCCTATACCCGCGACCTCTGGCAACACGATTGCTTCGTCACGGTGAGTTGCTTCACGGGCGGAAAGGGGCGCCCGGCAGTCAAGCGTCTGGCCGAACAGGTCATCGACGCCTTGGACCGTCAGATCATCGTCAGAGGCTTCGACACCGACGAAGGCGCCTACGAAGACATGGACATCCAATCAGAGGCTCAAGACGCTTTTCAAGTAGCCGATGTGAACTTTGCTTACGTTTTAAGCGCGGAGGAAGACCTGTTCGGCGAGTAATCGGACCATAACCATAAATATCCTTGTCCATTTAGACAAAGGATATATCCAATGGCTCGTAATAACCTACAAAAGACCTCCGGCCACCAGTTTGTCATCGAACTCGGTGACGGCGAAACCCCGGAAGTTTTCACTCGCGTTGGTTTGGTGAACACCAACCTCAGCGCTTCGTTTACTCAGAACGTCTCCGAAGATTCGGTTCCGAATCTCGACAACTTCGATGACCCCTACGACATCGTGCGCGAAGTCCAATCTCGCGATTTCTCGGTCGAAGGCGCTGGCAAGATCGACGCCCGCTATATTGATGCTATTCTCGACCTCCATGTCGGCGAGCGTGCTGGTCAAATCGTAAACTGCAAGTTCAAGATGACCGGCCCTAATGGTTTCACCATCACCGGTCCGTTCATCATGCAGTCTTTCGCAATCGACGGACCCTACAAGGAAGTCGCTACTTGCCAAATGTCTTGGCAAAAAGCGGGCGAACTGACCTACACTAAGACGGTCACGCCGTAAGAAAGAAGAAGGGAGGACTTTCATCCTCCCTTTTTTATTGCCACGATGAAATCGTCTTCTGCGATTTTATCGCCCTCAACGATCTCGGCTTCCATGGCGGCGAAGAAATCATCATCGCTGATGTTTTCAACCTCATCCCTAGCCGACTCTTCATCGCTCTTCGGCGGTGAGTTGGCGTCGATCCAGCCCGACCGATATTTCATGATCTGCCAGAGCGACATGCGCCCCATGCTGTCAGGGTCTAGGCCGGTTCGACCTGCGAAATCATAGAAGACGCCCCACTTGATCCGTCCGAAGGCGTCGGGCTCATCGCCTCCGGTGTCATCTCCCCCGGCACATCCTCAATCGGCTCGTCTTCCGGCCCATAGAGGCCAGCGAACAGCACGTCCGCCGCCACGTCGATGTAGTCCATCACGAAGCCTTCGCGGATGTAGCGGTCGCAGAGCTTCACGGCATCCCGCGAGGGAAGACCCGCGCGATCCAGACCAATCCTGATCACCTCATAGACCCAAGCTGGATTCCAGCTTCCGGCCATCTGGAAGCCCGTGGCCGAAGCTTCGACCTCGCGAATGCGGTTGAGGATGAATTGAGGTCCGCGATCAGTTCGATCCTGCAACTCCACCAGACCATCGAAGTCTAGTTTCAAATCGTAATAGTCGTTTCCAATGATTTTGCGGACTTTGGCCGTCCGCGAGCCGTTATTTGTATTGCTCACGGGTGTATTTAGGCGCGTGGCCTGAGGTGGGCACCATCTTCCTAAATACTGGATGGCCGCACGCGTAGAAACAAAATTCACAGCTGATACCCGCGACATTGAACGTCGCCTCGCTCAACTCGACACACGTATGGATAAGTTCGCCAATCGCGCGGCGAACTCGATGTCTGCCGTTCAGCGCAACGTCAACAATCTAGATCAATCGACCGCCCGTCTTGGTCGAACCCTCACGACCATGGCTGGCACGTTCGCCGCCGCCTTCTCGATTCAGCAAGCGGTCGCACTCGCCGACACCTTCACTCAGTTCGAAGCCAAGCTGATCAACGCCAACGTCGCCGCTGGCGACATGGCGAAGACGCAAGAGAAGCTGTTCGCCATTGCCAAGGCGAACGGCTCTGAGATCGTCGCCCTCGCCGACCTTTACGGCGCCATGTCGATGTCTGCGCAAAGCCTCGGGCTGAGCCAAGCCGACATCATGACGGCGACCGAAGGCGTGTCGGCTGCGATGCGCGTCAGCGGCGCCACGACCGCACAAACCAGCGCCACCATATTACAGCTTGGTCAGGCGCTCGCGGGCGGAACGGTTCGGGCTGAAGAATACAACAGCATGTTGGAAAACAGCCCGGCACTGGTCCGTGCTGTCGCCGATGCGTCCACGAAATGGGGCGGCGATCTCGGCAAGCTCCGGAAGGAAATCAACGACGGCAAGGTGTCGTCGCAGGAATGGGCGCAAGCCATTCTGGCCGCGTCCGACGTGCTGGTCAGTAAGGCGGCGAAGGCACCCCTGACCGTCGCCGCGTCACTGCAAAACCTCCGCACCAGCATGGTCGAGTATATCGGTCAGGCTGACGCCAGCCTCGGCGCTACGGACAAGCTGAGTTTCGCCCTCAAGCTGTTGGGCGAGAACATCGACACGGTCGCTGGCGCCATCGCCATCGTCGGCTCGGTGATCGTCTCGCGCGGCGTCGGATCGCTGGCCGCATACACCGGCTCGGCCATCGCCGCTCAGGTCGCCACAGCCCGTCTGACGATGTTCCAAGCCACCATGACGGCCAGCATGACGGGCGTCAGTCGTTCGGCCCTGATGGCGACCACGGCAATGACCGGCCTGAACGCCAGCATGGCCTTCCTCGGCGGGCCTATCGGAATCGCGATCACTGCGATTGCCGTCGCGGTCATGGGCCTGTCGAGCGCAGCCAAAACGGCTCAGCGCGAGACCGGCGAGTTCACCGACGCCATCTCGGAATCCAACCGGGTTCTGAAAGAGGCCAGCGAGATCAATCGCAGCGTCGCCGACATGACCAAGTCATTCGGCAGTGAGAGCGCGGGCGCCGTCGCTGGCGTGCTCGGTCTCTGTGACGCAACCGGCAAACTGGCCGATGAAACCTTCCGGTTGGCCGATGCTCAGCAGGAAGCCGCACGCACGGCCATTCTGGATCGGATAGCCAAAAACCGCGTCGAGATCGCAGAGCGCGAGAACCCCGGCTTCTGGACCAAGGTCGGTGAAGCCGCCGGGATGAAATACACGGAAGGCCCCAACCGTGGCCGATACGCGGGAGATGTGCGCAAGGAAGAGGCGCGCGTTCTGGAAAGCCAGAACACCGACCTGATGGCTGCGGCCATTCAGATGGGTGTCGGGCCGGTGGCACCACCCCTTCGAAAAAAACCGGTCGTGGTGGGTCGAGCGGCCCGTCTGCTGAGGATGTCGCCCGTTCGTCTGCCGATGTCGGTCGTCAGTATGAAAGGGAGATCGCACAGATCGAGGCCGATCTTCTCGGCACCGCTCAGGCTCGCCATGACCTCGCGCTTCAACGCCTCGATTGGGAACGCGACGACAACCTTCGCGCGGTCGAACGCCAGCAAGCTGACAAACAGATCACGGATGCCGCAGCCGAGTCGGCGAAGACGGCCATTGCGACCGCTCACACCAAATCGGTCGAGCTGGAGAACGCGAACCGCGCCCGCTCCATTGAGGAAGCCCGCATCAGTGCGATGGCTGAACAGGCGCAATACGAAGACAACATCGCGCGCATTCTCGACGCCAACCATCCGACCAACGGTCTGATCGCCACGAACTCGCGCCTGTCCACCGCAGAAGTCGAGATTGGCAAGCGCGCACTGTCCTCAACCGTGACCTCTCTCGGTGGCGAGATCAGCACTGAACGCGGTCGCATCAACGGCGCGCTAAACCGTCTCGATAGCGTCGAGCTGGAGGTTGACGACAAAGCGACGATCCAATCGGTCAGCAATCTGTCGGGTGAACTCAACACTGAACGCGGTCGCATCACATCGACAAACACCCGCCTCGATCAGGTGAAGATCACCGCCGATGGGGCGGCCACCGCTACGTCGGTAAACGCCCTGTCTCAGACAGTGAGTGGACAAACGAACTCCATCACTAGCGCGCTCAGCTTGGCCACGGATGCCAACAACCGGTCGAATGCGGTGATAGGTTTGACATCAACGGTCGCGGGGGTCGTGACCGGGTTCACCTCGGTCAACGATGGGACGAAGACCGCCTTTAAAATCCAGTCGGATAAGTTTGAACTGGTGCCTTCGACCGGCTCCGGAGCCCGAACTGAATTCTCGGCTGGCGCTTGGAAAATCTATGACGCTTCCAACCGTAAGAGAATCCATCTGGGGCTTTCGTAATGGAAGCCGGGCTGTGGATTTATGACACCAGCGGCGGGATCAGGTTTGGACCGGGCACTTCAAACGTCACCATCCTTGGTGTCGTGGAGACCGGTAAGACCAACGGTTCGGTCACCAATGCTCTTCTGTCAAAAGGGACGCCCGTCTTCGGCGGCGCGCTCCCCATCGGCGGGACTAGTTTCGCCATCCCTGACGTGACGTTCAGCGGGAACACCATGTCGTGGACGTTCAGAGTGAGCGGAGCGAACAACAACCAACCTGTCCGCATCATCTACGGGGTTCGCGCCTGATCCTAAATACTGGATGGCGAATGGCGTTACTCTCGAAATTTACAGTGAAAATGGTGGCGTTCAGGTTCTTGGCGACGGTGGGATCAGCTTTGGTCTGAGCGCAGCCAATAGCATCACCCTGAACGCCGACCCTATAAATCACCCTCAACCGATGGTCGTGGGAAAGGTAGTGGTGACCGGCACCAACCCGGTCCTCGCTTGGAAAGCCACCGGGAACATCTGCCTTGAGCGGATCACGAACAGCGGCTCGACTTTCACCTTCAACCTTCGCGCCCAATCCAGCCAGCCGATTGGTCTCCAATATTGGGTGTTCGACACAACTGCGCGGTCCACCAAAGACCCGTCCATGGCCGACATCGAGGCCGCGTTTTACGATGAGTATGGAGTAGCGACCTTTGACGCGACCATGTCCGCGATGCGGGTGGTGGACGCTATCGTCACTCCAAAGGATTCCGACACCATCGAGGTCGGACGTTTCCCGTCCATCGGCGGCTCAACCAATATCACCGTCCCGACCGGCAAGGTCTACGCCGTGGTGCAGTCCACGGCTGGCTTCGTCATGACCACCTATGACACCGGCTCTTATTCGAACAGCCAGCAACAACCGCAAGAGATCGATCTGGGCGATGGTCAAGGTCCACCGCCGGGCTTCCGTTGGCGTTACCAACACCTTGAAAGCTACCAATCAACGGGCGGATATTCTTCGGCGAACGTCATCAAATGCGGGATGACGCGCTTCGAAAGCTGGCCGGTCGGTTGGCAACCAGCGTCGTCCACCCCTCACAAAGACGTATTCGGCCAAGCCCGTCACATGATCGTGGACGTGACCGGTTTCACGGCGGCTGCAATCCCGAATCCGACCGTTGTCAGCGGTTCTGTGAACGCCTCCAGCCGAAGCGTCACGACCGGTGGTGCGGCGGTCATTGCACAATCGTCCACCGCAGCCGTGACTTGCTCGGCCAGCGGAGGGACGGCGCCTTACGCTTTCGCTTGGGAATGGGTCAGCGGCGACACCACGGTTGTGGCGAATGGCTCCGCAACGTCCGCAGCATTCTCCACACAAACCCTTAGTCAACCGCAAGCTACCACCCGTCAGGCTGTGTGGCGTTGCCGGATCACGGATCAGAACGGCATCGTCGGTTACGCCCCCGAAGTCACATTCACCCACATCGCCTCGAGCTATTCGATTGATGTGGCTCCTGACCCGGTCAGCTTCACCCCGATTACGATCAACTCGAACGATCCTGACGTGGCGTGGATCGGGACCGTCCAGACGATCAGCGGCATCACGCAAGCCATTACCCTTCGGATCGAGCGCTACAGCTATAGCGGCAATCTCGACGGCGCGATGGTCGATGTCGTGGTGCGTGACGCCAACGGCAACGTCCAGTTCAGCAACTTTTTCGACGCCCTCGGTTCCGGCCAAGCCTACCTCGATGTCACGGTTCAGCCGGGGTGGTCAGTTGGTTATTACGCCCACGCCGTCACCAACTCTGGCCGTAAATCTGCGTCTTGGCAGATGGTGGTTTGGAACCTCAGCAACCCCGGCGGATCGGTCCAAATCAGCAGCCAGCCGGTCAGCGCCGTGGTTGACGCCGACGACAACTTCAACAACGCAGATCACACGCCGAACGCGCTCAATTGGGCGAACTGCACCTTCACGACTAACGACAACATCGGCGCTGGCTCGAACGCTGCGTTGACGATCAGCGGCATCAACCGAACGATAAACCTGCGCTTCACGCTTACGGCCGTCAGCACCAACTTCAGCGGCGGCGATTTCTACATCTACAAAAACGGGGTGAGATCGCGGGGGGCCAACGGTTACGGCCTCGGTTATTGGACCGATGTCGATGTCGTCAATGGCGATCAGATTTTCTTCCTCTACGATGGCGTAACCCTATCAGGCCGCAAGACCCTCACCGGCACGATCACGGTCACGAACACGAACACGGGCGCTACGGTCGATACGTTCACGATCACCGGCACGCTCGACGACAACGACGACTGGAACAACGCGCCGACGCCTGACTACACGCCTTCCCCGATCAGCGTTCCGAACCTGACGCTGAATACGAATGCGGAAAGCGGCTACACTCAGGACGGCGTCTTCCAAGTCACCGGCATCAATCAGCCCATCGTTCTCCGCTTCACGCGCGGCAATCAGGTCGATTCTGGCGGCATCTTCACTCGTCGCTTGTTCATCTACCACAGCACCAACGGCGGGGCTTCTTACGTCGAGTATTTCATTGGTGCTGGTGCGGCTGGCACAAAGGATATCACCGTGAACAACGGTGATTACATCATCCTACGCGGCTATTTCGACACGACCGGCGGACGCGGGTTCTCCAGCTACACCGGCTACATCGCCAACCTGACGACCGGCGTGCAGTTGGCCAGTTACAGCGTCAGCGGCACAGTTGATGCAAACGATGACTATGACCGGGTCCGTATCACCTTCGACGGCTGCACGCTCGATACCCCGGCGCCTTCCGGTAATACCACCTACAGCCAACGCACGATCAGCGGCCTACTGCGTCCTCACGTTCTGAGGTTCACCCGCGACAACATCAACACGATGTTCATGGAGGGCAACATCATCTACAGCCGCCAGATCATCGGCCACAACGTCGGCGGCAATAGCGCTTGGACTTGGCACACCTTGACCGCTGCTGTCGGCGCGGCTGTCGAGTTCACCGTGAACAACGGTGACCTGATCTACGTGCACGGCTATATCGAAACCAGCATGGGGGCCGCTCGCTCCGCGTGGTCCACCTACATGTCCGACCAGACTACGGGAGAATATATCGGCTCTTGGTATACGAACGGGCTGGTCGATAGCGACAACAACTTCAACGTCGTCGCTCTGTCGGTTCACGTCGCCAACCCCTATTCCAGTGTCAACCAGTTCATGGGTTCGGGTCAGTTCTACGGTGCAAGCGACACCCCCGACGCATCGGTTTCTGGTGGCCTCGCGCCATACACCTACCGATGGACGAACATCGGCGGCTTGCCCATTTCGGTCAGCAGCCTGACCGCCCTGAACCCATCGTTCTCGTTCAACGCTTACACAAGCTGGTCCGTATACAGCGAGTATCAGCTAGAGGTCACTGACGCCCGTGGGAACAAAGTCTACGCCGGTTTTACAGCAGACTGGCGCGCGGGTGATCAGGCGTAGTCGGCTAAATACTCACATGAACGAAGAAGCCCTAGCCACCGTCAAAGAAATGAAGAAAGCGGACGCTCGCATTAAGCGCGCCGCTCTTCGCGCCGCTATCACCGAACTTGAAAGCGATCCGAACCTTCTGTGGTTCGGCGGCTTCCCGCCCATATACGAGAACATCACGCGTCAACTCGGTCACACGATAACCGAACTGAATCGTGTTTTCGAACTCGAAGACGAGTAGTGCGGTCAGCGGCCAGACGCCTTTGTCAGCTTCAACTCAGGGAAAAGGTCGTTTAGTTTGAGGAACTTATCGTTCATTTCTTTACGGACTTCGTCCCGCCTAAACCTAGCTTCTGACGGATCGGCCCGCAGACGGATGCCGTCGTTTGCTCCACTCAAACGGGCGAGCAAGGTGTAGACCGCGTCGATCTCGCGATTGGTGCTGTCGCTGAACAAAAAGCCAGCAGCAGACAATGATTGCTGGAACGCATGAAACTCATCGACTCCTAGCGGCATGTCCTCGCTATTCCGATCCATGCCGGGGGCCTTCCCAGTCATGATCGCGTAGCTCAAAACCCGCCGCACGGCTGTGAAGACCTCAAGGCGCCGTTCGTAAAGCTCGCTCGCCAACTTGAGGTCTTCGATATCGGCCATCCTCGCCGCCACTTGGCTTTGTCGGCCTAAGATCATCGTCTGGCCGATACCGACCGCCGCCGCTGCGACCACCGCCGAGAAGCCTGCTGCGGCTTCCCACGTCATAGCGTCCCAATAGATCGGCACAGTCAGTTTTCCCGCTCAACGACGATGATAATGAACGTCCGACGCAGCCACTTACGGATTGCCGTCGTAATGGGAGGGACGACCATCCGCAGCGCCATGATGACAACAGGGACATAGGAAGGGTCGATTTCTGGAAGGTGCATGAACTTGCCCGCGCATGTGGATAACTCCGATCCATCAACTCGAAGCCGCCGCTCGAAGCAATGCCGAAGAAGCCTATCTTGCGATCACATTTTCTTCCGACACTAGATGTGGTGCGACTAGACCAATCAGATGGGGAGAAGCCTAGGGAGGAGTTTCACTTAGGCCATTTCTCATGGTCTGGACGCTTCACCCAACCGTTCGACGCGCCGTGGCGCCCTGCGCTGTCGCTACCCCTCCAGAGGAATTCGTTTCCCGTCCATAGACGGACGCATTCCAGAATTTCCATGAACGCTTTTTCGGTCGCCACATATTCAGGCGTCGCCGGATAGAGCCCTTTCAGCACGCCATCGAGCGCATCGCGCGCCTCTTTCAATTTGGCGAGGTCGAAATCGTTGGGACGTTTGCGGCGGGGCGTTCTCATGCGCCCATAATGTTCTTCGTTTGTTCTGGTGTCGAGTCGCCCGCTAGCAGTCCGTGTATTTGCCGTAGAGGCGGCATTCATCTGCCGCGTCACCTGTTGGTTTTTCGCTCGGGAAGATGCGCTCGAACAGCAGCGTGGTTCCCGCAACCGCGCCGATGAGGATGGCGAACGTCAACGCGGCGCCGAACGCGAGTCCGAAGGAACTTTTGTTGTCGTCTTTCATGGGGCCTTTCCAAAATCTGTTTCAACGGCAGGAAGCGTCAGCCTGATTTCCTCTCCAAAGATATCAGCCAGTCTGGCATCAACTTCGAAGAGCCGATCCAAAGCGTCATCCATAAGTTTGAGGACCTCACCGGCTACCACCTCGTCAGACAAGGAAGCATGACGACGTTGATGACGTGAAAGAGTTTTCCCCTCTCGCGAAATCTCATTCAGTTGTTTTGCAACGTGTGGACTGAAAAGAAACTGCGCCATTTCCACAGCTTCCATAAACTCGGTCGCCAAGCCAATTTCCATTTGTAGCTGACCGGGTGCGAGAGTGCCCTTTGGATTGCCGGGTGCCCGTTCGTGCTGGAATAGGAAGGCAAGCCACTTACGGGTAGAGTTATAAATTTTGACGTGCCTCTGAATTTTCATCCAGCGGCGACCAGAGTCCTTGGGTTAGTTACGCCTCGCAG